CTACGAGTTTGAAGAGTATTATGCTAACCCAAATGGCATAAGAAATGGACTTTATTTTAGATATTACCACTTTGATATGAACGATAACCTTGCAATGACTGATGAAGAAAGGCAAGTTATTAGAGATACAAGCGACCAAACGAGCATTCAATATCGTAGAGATATATTAGGAATAAGGGCAAGTGCCGATAATGCGATTTACGACACATTTTCAAGTAAGAACATTATACCTATTGATGTTGAGATACCAAAAGTTTATCGTGGCGATAGATATTTGGCGATTGACTATGGTATGAAAAATGATTTTGTTGTGTTAGATTGCGAAGTGCTTGATGATTTCACTTGTATAGTGTGGGACGAGTTTAGAGTTAATGGTAGACAACTTGCAAATGAGCAAGGTGAAGGCAACTATTTACCACCAACAAACTCACAATATGCTGATGATATACTTAACCTTATACATAAGAGAAACAATGGGAACTATGTTATGGCAATAATAGACCCAAGTGCGACAGGTCTTATAAATGAAATGATAACAAAGGGCATTGCTTATAAAAAGGCAAAGAACGATGTTGGTGTTAAGGCAAAAGATAAACCTGACAAGAGAGTAGACAAGTCGTTAAGTGGTATATGGTTGGTGCGTGATGGTTTCGCAAAAGAGAAAATTAAGATACACGAAGGTTGTAGAGAGTGCATAAATGAACATTATGGTTATGCGTTAGACCCTAAAAAGTTACTTGTTGGTGTTGAAGAACCAATAAAGGTTAATGACCATAGTTGCGATGCTTTACGTTATTTAATAAATACAGTTGTGAAAAAGCAAAATCGATGGTATTAAAGTTGTTTTTTTCTTGATTTTTATTTTTCTTTATGATATACATAACACGAAATTAGTTATTTTTAACTAAAATTATTAGAAAGGCAAAGGTGAAATGGGTTTATTTGATAAAAAAGCAACCGAAACTGAAATCAAAGAACTTATGGACACTTACAAAGGAATTGACAATCGTTTTATAAAAGTCAATGATGCCTATTCAAACCCACAACTTAATCTTGGTTTTGGAACAAAGGACAATATGCAAGCGACAACTTTTATTCCAAACCATAAAACTTGGAATTGGTTAGAGATAAACCAAATTGAACGTAGTGAACCACTATTTATAAAGATTGTAGATTATTTTGCAAGTGGTTATGTAAATGGTGGCGACATTACAAGTGTGAACTTGAATAATGAAGAAATCAAAGTTATTCAAAGCAAACTTGAAGAAATCAAAGTTGGTTTATATGAAACATATTACCAAAGTATTTTCTACGGTGGTGGTGCAGGACTTTTAATTTTTGCAAATGAAACAAAAGATGAAGATTTTTTGAAACCACTTGACATTAGAAAGGTTAAGAAAAATAGTTTTTTAGGTATTAAACCATTAGAACGTTGGCAAGGCATTTTCCCTGATATGATGACAAGAGTTGAAACTATTGGGAAAGATGGAATATACGACCCAAGTGAGTTAGGGCAACCTTTATATTATAAGGTGAAACTATATGAAGTTGGTGGAGTATCAAAAGAAGTTAAAGTTCATAGGTCAAGGTTGATTATTCACAACCCTATTTACTTGCCATATATACAAAAGCAAATTGAACGTTATTGGAGTTCAAGTATAGTTGAAAGTTTGTATGATAGTTATAGCATTTACTTAACTGAAAGAAACGCAGTTGCTAATATGCTTATCAACTCAAACACACGTATTTTGAAAATGGAAGATACGACAGGTAGTGCAGAACTAACTAAACGTGCAACTGAAAACTTAAAAATGAAGTTCAAGTTAATGAGTGAAAGTTTGAACTTTTCAAATATGGTAGTTGTAGATAAGGAAGATGAATTAGAATTATTGTCTTGCAACTTTGCTAACATACCTGATATACTTAAAAAGGCAAGTTATGATTTAGCAAATAGTGCAGGTGTTCCACCAAGTGTTTTATTTGGTGAAGGTTTTGACAATATACAAGAGAGTGAGAACTCACATCGTGTATTAAAGAATAGACAAGAGTTGCATATAAAAAAGGACTATATGAAACTTATTAAAATTATTTGTAAGAGTGAGTTAGGTAGAGATATGCCAACTGACTTGAAGTTTACATTTAATAACATTTGTAAGATTAACGATAAAGACAAAGCATCAATTATCGCAGATGCAACTAATAGTTTAACGCAAGTTTATAAGAGTGGTGCAATGGATACTGAAACATATATCCGTTCATTAACTGAAATAAACTCAAATATCAATGATATTTTTGACAATTATAGAGAAGATTTCATTGATAGAGAAGGTGGCAAAACTTATACTGAAAGACAAATTGAGATTGCTTATGCGTTAAATAAACCAACCGATGCTAACGTTAAAGAAACTTTTAGTGCTAACAATAAGGACTTGTTAGAAAATAAAATGCCAAAGGTAGATGTAAACGTATGATAATTGTATTAGATAAAAAATTATTCAAATACCAAACTAAATTAAGTGAAAACATTTATTTAGACCAAAATGGTTATTTAGTGTGTGAAGGTGCTATTTTAGGTAGAATTGGAACACAAAGCTATTTACCAAGAGAGATTGGTTTAACAGGTAGCGAACCGATAGATGTTTATCGTTTTGAAGATGAGATTTTCAAAGATGAAAGTATGGAAAGTTTGGAAGGTAGACCACTAACATTGAACCACCCAAGAGAACTTGTAAATGTAGACAACCACAAAACTTATGCGAAAGGTGAAGTTTACAATGTTCGTAGGGAAGGGGACAATTTAGTTGGTGATATTCGTGTTTTTGACAAAAAGGTTATTGATATAATCTTGGAAAAGCAAATGCGTGAATTGAGTTTGGGTTATACAATGGACATAGAGTATGATGAAGAAAAGAACATTTACTTTGTGAAAAACATTGTTTATAATCATATTGCCCTTGTTAAAAAGGGAAGAGCAGGAAATGCGAGAATAAACGATAGTTTAGAAATCGTTGATGAAGAAGGAGAAAAAGAAATGGAAAATCAAGAATTGAAATTGACAAACGAACAACTTGCCGACATTATTAAGAATGCCGTTGGACAAGCAGTTGGACAAGCAGTAGGTGAAGCAGTTAAACCACTACACGAAAAGTTTAATGCTATGGAAACAAGTGTAAACGAAAGATTTACAAAGATGGAAGAAGCACAAAAACCTATCGTAGTTGAACCAAAGGTAGAAGCAAAAGTTGAAACACCTGTGGTTGGAACAAAAGTGGGACAACCTAACTATGAAGAACTTGTAGCACAAGCAATTAAAACTTATAAAGAACAAGAAGCACAAGCACAAGTTGAAGCACAAGAGCAAGTTGCAAGTTTTAAGGTTGAAGCAAAACCAAAAGAAATTGATAAAGATTTACAAATGAATAACTTTTTTGGTGAGTTTGCAAAGTTGCCTAATGAAAGTGAAAACGATTATACACAACGTATTAACAATTTAGCAATTCACGAACCACTTAAAAAAACTTATGAAAAAGAGTTATTAAAATCACAACAAAATTAGGTAGTTAAAGTGTAGCGACTTTCACTATATAAAAAATTATTTTACAAGGAGACAAGATTATTTATGGCTATTTTTACTTATTCAAGACCAACAGATGCTGTAAAAAAAGTTGATGGTGCATATTTACCAGGTCAATTAGTTGCAGTTTCACCTGTTGATGTAATCGTTCCTGCCGTAGTAGGAGCAACTGCCCTTGAAAATGGACAAGTAGTTAAAAAAGCAGTAGTTAATGGCGTTTTAACAGTTGTTCCAATCGCAAGTGGCGATAGTGCAACCGATGTTTTCGGTATCGTTTTAAGTGATGTTCGTGGTCAAAGAGTAGCAAGTGAAAACATTATTCATACTTATCAACCAGGACAAACAGTTTCAATTATTAGACAAGGTTTCGTAGCAGTTCCTTTACAACAAGGTTCAGTAGTTGCAGATGCAAGTGTTTACGTTCGTGTAACTGCAAATAGCGACACAGCTTTACCTATTGGTGGTATTGAAACAGCTGCCGACAGTGCAAAATGCGTAGCAATTTCTGCTACATTTACAGGTGCAACAGGTTATCCTTTAAGCAAGGAAGTTGCAACAACTGAAACTGATGATGGCGTAGTTTACATTACTTCAAAAACTGCGGTTATCAAATTAACATTAGGACTTTAATAGAAAGGAGCAATAACAATGGCTAATTCAGTAAGAGAACAATTCCAATTAGAACAAAGAAACATTGAAAGAGTGCATAATAGATTAGTTAATGGTGCAACTTTTTTAGGTGATAGTGCAACAGCTAACGATGAAGGTTATGGTTTCTTATACAATGCGTTAGAATGGGTAGACCCAATTATTCATAGACCACTTGTTAATTTCTATTGGTTTAGAGATTTACCATATAGAATTGGTGGCGGTGCAGTAGAATATGCAAGTTTCTATAAAGTTAATTATTCATTTGATAACGCAACACCTATCGCAAGTGGTAGCAACAATGTAGTTATTACAGTTTCAAGTGCATTAGCAAAACAACAAACAAGAGTTCAAGCATTTAGTTTAATCTTAAAGGTTGGACTAATTGACAGTATGAAAGCAGACCAAATTGACTTAAACATTTTTGACCAATTAGAAAATGGTATTATGTTAAAATACAACACACTTGTAGACAACATTTCTTTCTTTGGTTTACCAGGTTTAACAGATAGTTATGGTTTATTCAACAACCCTGATGTAGCAGTAGATACAACTTCAATTACTTCAAGTTGGAGTGAAAGCACACTAACTGCTCTTGAAATCTTTGAAGCTTTAAACGACAATATGATTAAAGCTATTGAAAACAGTGGTTTTGATAAGAGAGCAACACCTAACCGTATTTTAGTTCCTGCTGGTTTATTCACTAAACTTGCAAGTCCATTAGCAGTAGGTGGCACAACAACTGCAATTTCTTTATGGAAATACTTAAAAGAAAACTTAGCAATCAACTATGCGTTATATGATGGCACAGTAGACATTTTCCCTAACCCTTATTTAGCAACAGAAGGCACAAACTCAAATGGTCGTATCGTAATTTATCGTTATGATGAAGAAATGGTTCGTGGTATTATGGGTATGGAATTAACACGTGGTGCAACATTATATGACCCAAGTGATTTATCATTCAAGACAGCGTTTGTAGCATTTATTGGTGAACCACAATTCTTATATTTAAGCAACATTAGATATATTGACAATCCTGCAAACTCTAACTAATTAAAAAAACCTTAAAGGGTGGGGGTAAAACCCTACTCTTTTTTCTTAAAAAAATTACACGAAAGGAAAGAAAACTATGAGTGTATTAGATAAATTAAACATATACACTTTACAAGGGCATCAACAACTAAACTTAAATGGGGTGTTTGGCAATGGTGATGTTTCACTTGAAGATTACGACCTAAATGATTTTTTAGTTGTATGTCCCGAGTTCAAAAGTGTATTTGATAGCAATGATGCTAATAGATATAATATAATGTTTAGTGTGTGGTTAAAGATGGCAAAGCAAGTGTTTACACAAGAGTATGGAGATAATATGTTTATTTGCTACACTTGGTATATTGCACACCATTTGCAACTAACATTAAACCAAACAAAAAACATTGGGAACAATGCAAATCTAAATAGTGTAAATCTAACAAACAATATGGTTTATAATCAAGGTGGAAAAGACAATAAAAAAGTCGGCAAAACACCTTTTGAACTTTCATTATTACAAACGCCTTATGGGACTAACTTATTAGAAATTATGCGAATTGTTGGGAAAGGTAGATTATATGGTGGCTACTAATGGCATACGAGTTTAATGATACTTATGTAAAACCATTTAATGATACCAAGTTGGAATATGACTACGAAAACCATTGGTATTTAATTAGTCCACAATACATTATAAATACATACGGTGAACTACCAAGCGACCCACAAGTTTGGAAGCAAATGCAATATCAATTAACAAACAACGTTTATCGTTATATATATAGATTTAAGACAGGTAGAGAAGACCACGACCACATTGAATGGGAACTTGCTTATAACCAACGTTTTAGAGAAGTAATTGCTTATGCCCTTTTGGAACAATATGCTTATGCGACTACAAGTAGTGGTGATATTATACAACTACAACACGGTATTGATATAAACAACCAAAAGACAATAGATGAAGGTGTTTTAAGAAAGGAACTTGTAATTTCAACTTTCGCACAAGAAAGTATGCTACAAAATGGTATGCTTGAAAGTGGTTTTAGAACAAGTTTTGATTATGAAAACCTTTATAGCAAACGGGGAGTTGAATACTAATGAAAAGGTGTATACCGAAATTAGGAGAACAATTCATTGGTTATTATTATGGTCTTTTAACTGACAAGATAGAAAATGGCAAAAGGGTTTACGAATATGAACATAACCCTTTTAAGTTTACATATAAACAAACAAACATAAGTGGTAGTGCAGTTTTCACAAGTAGTAAGGGTTTTGAAAGAAAACCACAAATGTTGGGAAACACAATGCTAACTGAACAAAGATTATATCGTATACAAACAACTGACACCTATATTCCATTTAAGGCAAGTGGTGTTGTTAGAATGCATATTGGGACAGAAACTGTTGATTTCGTTATAAATAAACTTACAAGTTTGAATGATGGTGAAGTCAATTTTATAGCAAATAGGGAAG